AATACATCAACGGCTTCTATAACCCGCGCCGCAGGCATTCAGCGTTGGGAGGCAAAAGCCCCCTGGCTTTCGAACGCCAAGCAGCCTAAATGAGTAATCAGAGCGGCATAAATACGCGACAAGTCCACGCATAGATATTGGCGTGGCTGATCTGCGTGGCGCCGACACTCACCGTCAATTGCCGCGCGGGCAATTCAAGGCTTGGGCCCACCAGGAGCTTCATGGCATTGCCGACGGAAATTGGCAGGCCATCCAGCGTCTTTTGCCGCAGGATCGCAGCACGACCGGCAGCGAGGTTATTGATGTCCAGCGCACTGCCCGCCGCAGCCTTATTCAAACGCGCGGCAGCCGTGCCAAATACCGCCGCCGGGCCATTCGTCAGTGTCGGTCCATCGCCATTGGCCTGATTGAGCAGCGCATAGGCGGTGGCATTCTCGAAATCCGCCACGCGCCGACCAATGGCGGCTGCGAAATCCGTGAAGGCACCGAGGTCATCATTCACCAGCATCGGCCGCGTCACGCGGATGCGCCGGGCGAAGGTTTGCAGCAGGACGATTTCCTGGCTTTCCGACATGGTGCCAGCCTGGATTTCGCCATTCTCCATCAGCGGCATGAGCGTCGGGAAATCCCCAACGCGCAGATGACGGTGCGGCTTGAAGTCACGGAAATCGCGGCGGAGGAAGATCTGCCGATAGCTCGGCGCTGCCGGCTGATACGCCGCGAGCAGCATTTTGTTGGCAGCAGCCGAAAGCAGCAGCGGAAAATCAGACGTCGTGTGAAACGCACGCTCGGCGAGCAGCGTCGGGTTGCGCGGTACATTGCGTTCGCCGCGGACCCGCAGCAATTCGCCGATCATGTCAGAAGGCCGCCAGCCCATGAATTCGGCGTGCCGCCCGGCACCCTGCGGCTGGTATCCCGGCATGCTGCGCGCGGCCAAGGCTTCCGCCATGGCATCGAGGATTTCCGAGGGCGAGTCATGCCCGGGCCCGGTTTCCGGGCGCGCCGGGGTGGAAGGCGGCGCGGCGCTTTTCACCATCGCGTCGAACAGGGAACGGCGCGCCTGGTCCGGATGCCAGCCACGCTCGACAGCCTCGCGCCGGATATGCGCGGCGGTCTCGGTGCCGACCAGGGCGCGTGCGGCGTCAATGGCACCATCAATGCCGGAGATGCGCTCACGCTCTGCGCGCTGTGCCTCGGCACGGAGCGCTTCAAGGTCAGGCGGCGTTTCCACCGTGATGGTTGCGGGCGGCGACGCGGCAGGCGGCGCCAAAGGGGCTGCTGGGATTTCCGGCGTCGTCTCGGTCATGGGTGGTTCCTCATTATCCAGGGCGGGTTCAATGGCGAAGGCCGGCGCGCCCTGCGGCGCCGCGCCACGCACTTGCGCATCCCGATCAACCGGGATGGGCACGATCGAAATCTCGAAGGGTTCCCAATCCACGGCGCGGTAGATCATCTCGCCGCTTGTGGGATCGGGACGCTGGTCATAGCGATGCACGCGATAGCCAATGCTGACCGCGCGCAGCGTGCCATCAGCGATGCGCTGCCAGAGCGGTTCCACATCAGCAGCGGCAGAGAATTGCAGCCGCGCATGGCCGCGCCCGCCTTCAAGCCGGGCGGCAATGACACGGCCCAGCACATCGCGCGCATCGCTGCTGCGATGGGTGTTCAGTACCGGCGCATTGCCCGAGCCGAGCTGCGCCATGCGCACCGCATTGGGCGACATGTCCAATTCCTCGGTAATGCCGCCGAGGGATGGCACGAAGTTGCGCGCCCGCGCGCCGGTGGACCAGACGACCTCAACCGTGCGGGCGGCACGATCCACGGTGGCGGGTGCGGTGATGGCGCGGCGCGCGGTGATCGATTGCCCATCGGGGGGAAGTCGATCGGGCAAAGCGGGATCAGCCGGCGCGGGATCGCTCCCGCCCGGGTCGGTGGTTTCGGTCATTGAACCTCCTCTGAGGGTACTTGCCTACGAGGTGCTTGCTGAGCCAGGTTCACCAATCTAGGGCTCAGTCGCCAGAACGAAATGTTCTCGCTTGCAAATAGTCTCGAACTGCGGCGAACTACGGAGCCTCCTCAAGTGAAAGACCCAACCCAATGCGAAAGCCAATGTCTGTAGAAGCGCTCGAAAAATTCAGCCGGGAGCGCCTGTCGAAGTCCTTCTTCATGAGGGATTTTCTTTACTCCGACATCTCGCAGATACAAGGCATCCCGAACGTGCCTGACGATCCCGATCTCGCTATCGAGGCAGGCAAACGCCTTTGCCAGGAATTACTGGAACCGATTCAGAATCACTTCGGTAGGATTGCCATCAGATCCGCCTATCGCTCGCAACAGGTGAATGAGGAAGGGAACAAGAAAGGCCATAACTGTGCGTCGAATGAGGCGAATTATGCGGCCCATATCTGGGATAAGCGGGATAGTGATGGCGGTATGGGTGCTACCGCCTGTATCGTAGTTCCATGGTTCCACGATCGATATCAGCAGGCCGGGGATTGGCAGAAGCTTGCATGGTGGATCCATGACCATCTGCCATATTCAACCATGTATTTTTTTCCGAAGCTTTGGGCAGTGAACCTGCAATGGCATGAGCGCCCGGAACGACGGATAGACAGCTACCCAAGCCCGAAGGGTTGTCTCACTAAGCCAGGCATGGACAACCACGGAGGAAGCCATACCCATGAATATGTCGGGCTGCCTGCCTTTGATCTAAGCTTGTGCACGCCAGAGGCTGTGCTCCCTTATCCTGGCGCTGGTGCCGAAGCCGTGGGCGCTTCAGCAGAATAGGCTTGCGCTCCCGCTGCACCAGTGGCGGCAATCTCCACCGCCGCCATCTGCGCCGCGTCCTGCGCGCCGCCGGATTTAGCGACACGCCTGGGATCGGTATCGAGTGAGATGCCAGCGGCATCGAGCGCGGCATTGGCTTCGCGGATCATCTCGACCGCCGAGCGGAAATCATAGCCAAAGGCGCCGGCGGCTTCCGGCTGCGGCACAAAGCCGGCGCGCACCTGGGCGATCAAAGCCGTGGTGTCCTTCAAGGGATCGATCATTTCATGCGCTGGCGGCACATGCGCGACACCCTTGGGCATGACATCCGCCCAAAGCCCGAGCAGCGCGCCTTGCGCGTGAAAGCGCTCGGCGATTGGCCGCACGAGCATCGGGATCAGCATGCCGTATTGCATCTGTTCGCAAAGGCGCCGGAATTCGATCTTGCCGGCGCGGAGGCTCGAGTAATTCGCCTGGGTCAGATCGCCGGAAACCTGGTCATGGGTGAGGCCCGCACCGACGGCAGCGGCTTCAAGTGAGCGTCGCGCGAAGGCTGTATGCGATCCACCACCAGAGGGGTTCACCACACTTACGTCACCCTGGCCACGCCGATAGAGGATCATCCCAGGCTCGAAGCTTTCCACCGCACGGCCTTGCGCATCGCGCAGCAGGCCAGGATTGGCGTCGCTCGGTTTGGTCAGCGTTTCCTCGCCGTCGTCGGTGACCACAGCGGCGAGGCACGCTTCGATCTTAGCCTTCATCAGCAGCGCGCCTTCGTAATCGCCAAGGTCGCGCAGTCGGAGCAGCACGGGCGCAAGCCAGGAGACATCACGCAATTGCCCAGGGCGGCGCTTGCGAAACACATGCAGCACATCGCGCGCGGGGATGAAATCGCTGGCGAGCCGTGCACCCGGCAGCATCCAGGCTCCAGGATGTGTGGGGAAAAGCCAGTATCCAATCGGCTCGCCTGCCGATCCAAGCGCAATGCCCTGGATGGTCGGTGCGCCATTCACCACGCCATTCCGCGCGGTATCCAGGTGATCGCTTTCCAGCACCTGCAAGCTGAGGCCGATCGGGTTCCGCGGCGATGTCGGCACGCTCAGCAGCCGGATGAAGCATTCGCCGCTTTCGACGACCGCGCGCATGGCCAGCGCTTGCAGGCCATAGAGATCGAGCTTGCCCTCAGCATCGCAGGCCGTGCTATCCGCCCAGGCCTGCCAGGCGTTGCGATGCACTGTCTCTGGCCAACGCGTCGTGATGCCGGCTCCGACCGCATTGCCGGTCCAGAGATCCACGATGCGCGCGGCATAAGGGTCATTGCGCACCGCATCGCGCGCGCGGCGTGCAACGCCGGCGGCGGCCATGCCGACTTCGCCATTTGCACTGCCGCCCGAGGGCGACCAAGCCGAGGCACGGTTGTCCTGCGCAGCGGCGTAACCCCGGAGGGCCTGCCAGGCGGCGCGCAGGTGGAGCTTCATTCGGTGGGGGCCTCGGTCATGGCATCAAGCAACGCGCCAGCGGCCTCGGCGATTGCGCCATGGCAGGCAGTGCGATCGGCTGCGATCCAGGCGAGGGCGAGGCTTGCTGCTTCGGGCGGCGAGAGTTCCTTCTCCCAGGCGATCTGGCGCAGCCGGGCGAAGGCGCGGAACGCCTCATCCGGCACGCCAAGCGCAGCCGCCAGCGTGGCGGGTTGCCAGTGCGTCTGTTCCATCATGCGTTCCTTGTGAAACTGGCGAGTGTGACGCCTGGTCGCCGCGCAGTGGCATTCTCGGCGCCGTAAAGCGCTGCAATGGCACGGCCTAATTCATCCAGGCTGCGGTATTCGACGGTGCGGCCCTCGAAGGTCACGCGCGTGACGCCGCCAGTGAAGGCAGCGACAAGCACGGCAGCGCGGCTGCCTGCAGGCTGCGCCAATGCCCAGGCGAGGGTTGCGGGGTCCATTTTACGTGTCCTCTGATGCGGCGATTTTCTACCTGATCAACTGGTATGGCGTTTGCTTCGCTCGTCCCATCAACCAATGGGGTAATCCATGAAGCGTCTGCTCTGCGCCTTATTGTTGCTTTCAGCGCCAGCCGCTGCTCAGAACGTCACCATTCTGAGTCCACCAGGCGCGATTACGCCTACGGGTCCTTGGGGGCTCGCCGCACAATCTGGCAATACGATCTATGTTGCGGGTATGCGCGGTATCGATCCTGCCACCAATCAACTGGTCCAAGGTGATGAGGCACGTATCCGGCAAGCCTATCGCAATATGCTCCATATCGCTGCGTCAGTAGGTGCGCGTCCTCAGGATGCCGTACGGCTGGTGGTCTATGTAACGGATATGTTCCGGTTTCGGCCAATCGCTAATCGCATTCAGGAGGAGCTTTGGGGGGCGGGGCCACATCCGCCACGTACCATCATCGAAGTGCAGCGGCTGAACCAGGACGATATCTTGGAAGTCGAGGGGACCTTTGTGATCTCCCCTCGCTGATAGCGAGACCTTTGGGCCGCTCAAAATAAGGTGTGCGATTAGGAGAGCCGCCCTTTCATCCACCAACGCCGCGCGCCAGTGCACGCAGGATCGGCAAGACCTGCGCCCCGCCCGCGCCAAGCGCGACCAGCACCGCGACGATGCCCCAGATCGCGCCCTCAATCCGGCGCGTCTGCTTGCGCAAGCCACAGATTTCGGCGCGCACCGCCGTATATCGCTCAGCGCAGCGCTCGACATGCAGCGCCAGATCCTCGCGCTCACGCGCGTGGAGTTCACCGTTACTCATGATTTCCTCGCTGATAAAAAGTTCACCGAACCGGGCGTCGGGGAAAGGCGCTTCTACCTTCCCAAAGATCTGCCCTGAAGCTCGCGATGTTTCACGCGAATGCCGCCATCGTCAGTCCGTTACAAGTGGCGGCCGACATCCATGCGCTGATGCAGCACGCGAACGACAATAAGTTCCCGCTCGGTGAGACGATAAAACACAAGATGTGACCCGACAGCATATTTGAAGTAGCCATCCCGAATATCGACAACCCGTCCGGTTTTTCTGCCAGTCGCCAGACCATCGAAAGCATCGACGATGGCGGCGTGGTAACCGTCCGCCTGCTCAATCGACCAATTTCTATATGTAAAGAGCCAGATTTCTTCGAGATCCGCTTCCGCCCTGGGTGACAGCAAACAAACCCGGCGTTTACCTGGCATGTTTGCTGCGCATGCGCTTGAGGAACGCGCCATTGTCAAACGGTGCCGGTTGGCCGGATTCCTCACCGACAATGAGCGCTTCCTGTAGGGCCTTCACCTTGGCCTCATGCTCTTCCAGCAAACGGAGACCCGCCCGCACCACATCGCTGGCGGAGCCATAACGGCCCGATTGAACCTGCACATCGATGAAGTTGGCGAAATGGTCGCCAATTGAAACAGACGTATTGCGCGCCATGACCTACCTCCTGGCTAGTGCCAAGATATACCAATTTTTGGTATCGGTCGCCACCCCTTTCTTGCTGTACAGAGGTACCGGCCACCCGAAAGTAATCACCGCAGCCAACCGCCACGCGGCGCAAGCCAACCGGGCCGGCGCATCAGAGGCAGTGTTTCAGGGTTTGGCGCCGCAAGCGGCGCGGCAGTCTGGACGGATTGTCTTTCCACCGGCGCATTCGCGATCTCCTCGCGCAGCCTTTGCCAGAACCGCTCGCCATAACGATCGGCGCCCAGCAACCACAGCGCCGCGCGCGCCAGCACCGCGCAATCCAGCGCCTCATTCCTGTCCCGCAGCTTCGCCCATTCCTGGCGCACAAAGCCGCGCCGGTCTTTCACCTGATGCAGCTGCTCCGCCACCAACTGCTTGACCCATTCAACCTCAATTCCCTGCGGCAAATGCACCCAGCCGGGTGGGAATTCCGTCGCCTCGCCGCGCCCGAGCCAAAGCCGGCGATAGAGATCAACCTTCCAGGTGGAGACCGACACCGTCCAAAGCTTCAGGCCACGCCGCAGTTTTCGTCCATCCACCAGCGCATCTACCGGCGTTGGGCCCTGTACCGGCTGAGCCCTATTCCAACCATCCACCCCCTTGGTCGGCGCAATGCGCGGGTCGCGCAGGCGCCGCAGATGGCCATAAACCGCCGCCGTATCGCGCCCACCGGTATCAACACAGGCCTTGGCGATGCGGATCGCGCCGCCATTGGCCCGCGGCCAATCGCGCGCCAGCAACTCCGCCAGCGCATCCCAGGGCGCACGCTCACGCGGGCTGCCAGCAATGACAATGTGATCAACAAGCCAGGAGGAATAGCCCTCCGCCCAGGCCCAGACATCGCATTCCAGCCGGTCATCCTGCACATCCACGCCTGCTGTCAGTACCAGCGCATCCTGCGCCACAACGCCAAGCCGGAAATCCTCGCGCCGTTCCACCAGGCGTTCCCAATCCGGCGCCTCACCACGATCCTGCCAAGTCTCGCCAAGCACCGTGTTGCGGAAGGTTTTCAGATCCTCGGCCTTGCCCTGCGCGGCTTCCCAATCGCGCGCGATCTGCTCCCAGGACAACCAGCCGACCGGGGAATAAAGCGCCGAGATGTGAAAGCCGATGGCATGCGGGTTTTCCGCTGCCGCCGTTGGCCACCATTCGCCGGCGGCGAGCATCGCGGTCTTGTGATGCTCCTCAATCGGTGCGTCGCATTCCTCGCAATGGTAGCGCACGCTGCGCGGATCGCCCTTCTCCCAGATGAGCCTTTCGAATTTCAGCCATTGCATCGCGCCGCAGTGCGGGCAGGGCAGGAAGTAGCGCCGCTGGTCCGAGGCCGCGTATTCCCTTTCAATCCGGCTGCGCCCGGCAATAGTGGGCGTTGAGACCAGAAACGCCTTCCTGCGCCAGCCGAAGGTGCGCGCCCGGGCCTCGGCCAAGGCAATCGGATCGCCTTCACCTTCGATGTCACCGGGATATGCATCCACCTCATCGAGAAACAGAAACCTGGCCGGCATGGATCGCAGCCCGACCGCACTATTGGCGCCCGTCAGCACCAGAATGCCGCCGGGGAATTCCTTGGACAGCATGGTATTGCCGCTGTCCCGTGCGCGGGCTGGCGCCACGCGTTCTCGGAGCGCGGGCGTTTCCTCCAGCAATGGGTCAATGCGCTGGCGGGAGAAGCGCTTGGCCAGTTCTACGGTGGGCTGCACCGCGAGCACCGGTGCTGGCACGTGATGCAGGATATAGCCGAGCCAATTATTACCTGCCTCGGTCGCGCCCACCTGCGCGCCTTTCATGAATACAATCCGCCGCGCCGGATGCACGGCGGACAACGCGTCCATCACATCACGCAGATAGGGCGTGCGGCTCGTGCGCCAGGGGCCGGGTTCAGACGACGCCCGGCTGCCCAGGATGCGATGCTGTTCCGCCCATGCCGAGACAGTGAGTTGCGGCGGCGGGCGCAGCATGGCCCCAGCGCGGCGGCGCACATGCTCACGCGTGCGGCTCTCGTTCGCCGCCGATGCCGGGAGGGTCGAAGCGATCGGAAGCCTCCGTCAGAAGCTCATTGATGTGCTGCTGCAGGATGGTCTGCAGCAGATGGGGCTCGATGCCGAGTTCGGCGGCAATCACGCCCGCGACACGTGCGGGCCAATTCAGTAACGCGTCGCGCATGGTGCTGGCGATTTCGTCAATCGTCGCATTGGCCGTCGCGACATCCAGCAGGCGACCCTTGCTTTCGTCGAGCGCCAGGCGCTGGGCTTCGACCTTCAGGGCGAGTTGCGCGACCTTGAGCCGAGCAAAGGGCGTGCCCTCTGCCGCCGCGCTGCCAGCGAGGGTGGAGCGCTGCGGGTCCGAGGTTTCCAGCAGCCGGGCGCGTGTCTTGGTGATGTCCCATTGGCCATCCGGCTCGCGCGTGATGCGTCCGGAGCGTTCGGCCTTGTGCATGGTGGTGTCGCTGACGCCAAGGCGTCGTGCTGCTTCGCGCGTAGAGGATGTCAGTTCAGCCATGGCGGCGACCTCCCGCCGCGCGTTGGTGTGGAATCAGGGGCGTCAGTGAGTGGCGCGGTGGCGCGCTGCGTGGAATGCGGCGAGGGCTGCTTGCCAATCCGCTTTGTGATCAGCGCCGATGCGTTGGAGGGGTTCGAGCATTACTTTCCCCCGGCTGTAGTAATCGCCTTGCAAGCGAGCGAGCCATCCAGAAAGCCCTTGCGCGGCAAGGGCGTCGCTGGCGGCCAGCACTTCCATCTCGTTAGGCTCGGTGCGGCCCAAGGAAACATGCCGTCCATCGGTGCCCAGCACGATCCATCGCGTTTCAGTTGTTGCCTTCATCGTCACTCTCCGTCTCGCGTGACGGACGCTTCGCGCTGTGTTTCAGGCGAGCCAAGGCCATAAAGCGCCAGGGATCGCGATGATCCCTGGGCTTGGCAATCATTTATCCCGCTGTGGCTGCGCAGCTTTATTCAGCGACGCGGTGGACGGTGTAGGATCCCTTCGCGCCCTGCTTGTTCGGGCCGACTTGGCGAATGCGCTCGGCAATCTCTACCGTGATGCCTTGGCGCTTTTTCAGCCCGGCAAAGAACCCGCGCACCGTATGCTGCGCCCAGCCGGTTGCCTCGGCGATTTGCGCCACCGTCGCGCCCTCAGGGCGGCGGAGCATCGCCAACACCACTTCCTGCTTCGTGCCCTCGCGTGGCTTGCGCGGCGCGCCCGTGGCGCGTGTGCCGCGCTGTGAGAGCGCGCTGCGCAGCATGTCCATCGCGCGCGCGATCGGGTCTTTATCCGCGTTGGCCGGTGGTGTTTCTTCCCAGGCTGCCAGGAGGCGCTCGGCGGCTTCGCGCAGGTTCACGCTGCCCATGTTGGGCGCCTCGGGCGCGGCCTGGGCGGGTTGTTCTGCCTCCGCGTCGTCCTGCTGCGGTGCTTTGTCCTCCCCGCCCTGTGGCGCCGTGTCGCGCGCGGTTCGCCCCTCATTCGGGTCAATGCCAATGGCGCGCAGCCCCTCATCCGTCACTTGGATCAGGATCGGCGTGCCATCCGCATCCTTGCGCCACACCATCGCCAATTGATCGCGCGGCGCGGCAACCTCAATCAGCAAGCGGCTTTTGATCAGGCTGTTCACCACCGCGCGGCAGGCAGCAACTGGCAAATGCTTCGGCGCAATCGCCAGCAATTGTGGGTGCTGCGCGCCATGGCTCAATACAATCCGCTGCGTGTCAGAAAGCTTCATTGTCTCGGTCTCCGGTTGCGGGCGCCGACCATCGGCCCCTACTGCCGGGAGCCCCGCGGGCGGACCCTGCTGGGCAGTGCGGCGCCGCCTTGCGGCGTGTGGCGCTTCAGTCTTGCGCTTCGGTGGCGATGCCTTCGTTGATCACGAAGCCCGTCAGGTAGGGCAGGCCGGCGGGGATGCCCGTCTCTCGGCTGGTGCGCTGTGTGATGCGCCAGCCCATCCATTCCGAGGTGGTTTTCGCGATGGCGTCCGCGAGGCTCGCGCCGTAATGCATCTGGCTATTCACCCCATCGGCGAAGTGGCGCCCGTAGCGGCTGTCGAGAAAGGCGCGGACCGAGGCAGGATCCGTGCTGGTTGCGTTGTGGATCGCGGTGAAGGCGATCGGCCAGGCTTCTGCTGCGTGCTCGCGCATGGTGCCCCAGAAACCCCAGTCTTGGTTTTCGGTAGGAAGGATCGTGGTCATCTGTTTGTCTCCGTCATCGGCGGGGGAAATCCCCTGCGCGTGACAGACCATTCGCGCTGTGATGGGGGCTGAGCCAAGCGAAATAGAGCGTTATTTCATTGCTATGTTTCAGGCGTTTTGATCATGATGTGAGGGCCAGAAGCTGCTGCCATCTGGCCCCCGATCGCCATGACTAGCGGCGCTTTCTGCTGCGCTTCGCGGCGGCTTGGCCGGCGGCGTAGGCTTCCGCGAGCGAATTGCGGATCGACCAGACGGCAACGTCGTGGAAATCGAGTGCGTCGCGGTTTCTGGTCTCCAGCGTTTCAACCGAGGGCATGTGCCGCTTGGCGATTTCGAGGAAAAGCTGGGCGGTGTCGGTGGTATCGTTCATCTTGGTCTCCTTGCTGTGGTGTCGGGGAGTATTCCTGCGCCTGAGGGACCATTCGCGCTGTAGCGGGGGACGAGCCAAGTAAAAATGAGCGTAATTTCGTTGCTATAACTGGCGAGTTTCAATCATGATCTATGGATCGCGCGCGCTGCAGTGACATCAGCAAAAGCACGGTCCTCGCCATCAAGCACCGCCGCGTGCCCGGTTTCCTCCTGCCAGCGCTGCACAATCACATCGCAATAAGCCGGATCAATCTCCAGCAGCACCGCGCGCCGCCCGGTGCGTTCGGCTGCGATCATCGTCGTGCCCGATCCACCAAAGCAATCCAGGACTGTATCGCGCGGCTTGCTGCTGTTGCGGATGGCACGCTCGACCAGTGCCACCGGCTTCATTGTCGGGTGCAGATCGTTCCTCGCCGGCTTGTCGAAATGCCAGACATTCCCCTGGTCGCGCGCGCCGCACCAGTAATGCTGCGCGCCGGCCTTCCAGCCATAGAGCATCGCTTCGAATTGCTGATGGTAGTCAGCGCGGCCCAGCGCAAAAGTGTTCTTGGCCCAGATGATCGTGCTGGACCATTTGCCGCCCGCTTCCTGCCAGGCGCGATGCAGCGTCGGCCATTCGGAAGACGACATGCAAACATAGCTGGCGCCCTTGGTGACCGAGAGAAGGTTCGTCAGCGCCGGGCGCAGGAAATCCAGAAACCCCTTACCCAGCGCGTCATTCGCGATGGTCATCTTGGCCGCCGTGCCGCCCTCGTAAGCAACATTATACGGAGGGTCTTGCCACGCCATATCCGCCAGGTGGCCGGCGCCAAGCGCGCGCTGCACATCGGCAAGCTTGGTCGCATCACCGCAAAGCAGCCGATGCTCACCACAACGCCAGAGATCACCTTCACGCGTGATGGGATTGACTGGTAACGGCGGGGCTTCGTCAGCGTCCTCGCCATCCAGGCCAGCATCGGCGGCGGCCAGCAGCCGGTCCAATTCCATGCCGGAGAAGCCAAGCACGTCTAGATCCACCGTGCCTTCATCGCGGATGCGCGCAATTTCCGCAGCCAGCAGCGCCTCATCCCAGCCCGAATTCAGCGCGATCTGATTATCCGCGAGCCGCAGCGCACGCGCCTGGGGTTCGCTGAGATGCGCAAGCCGAATGGCCGGGACCGATGCCATGCCGAGCCGTTTGGCCGCCATGACGCGGCCGTGGCCCGCGACCAGCACGCCCGCGCCATCCACCAGCACCGGGTTCACAAAGCCGAACTCGGCGATCGAGGACGCAATCTGCGCTACCTGCGCTGGCGAATGCGTCCGCGCATTCTCGGCATAGGGGACCAGCGCCGCGACCG